GCAGGATAGTTTTATGCGGCTAGCTAAGACCGATGAAGATTGGCCGATGACCAGTAGGACAACTGGTGAGATTGTTAGGAAAATGAAGGCAAAGGAGCTATGGAAATCCATAGTCGATGCATGCTGGTATAGTGGCGATCCAGGAGTGCAATTTGATTCAACGATACAAGCGTGGGATACATGCCCCAAAGACGGTAGAATTAGAGCCACCAACCCGTGTGCTGAATACATTTTCAAAGACAATTCATCATGTAATCTAGCTAGCATCAACTTGCAGAAATTGTTTGAGGAAACTGGTGACAAGCTTAAGGTTGCCGACTTCATATATGTATGCAGCCACTGGCTAACTATCCTCGATATTTCGGTTGATGCCGCACAGTTGCCATCTCGGCAACTTGCTGAAGGAACTGCAAGATATCGCACCACTGGCTTGGGGCATACTGGCCTCGGTGCAGTTTTGGAACGATCTGGTATTCCATATGATAGCGAAGAAGCTTGCCACCTTGGTGCCGCTGTGACATCACTGATGACCGCGCAATGTTACATTCAAAGCTCTAGACTAGCCAAACACCTTAGCACGTTTGCGGCGTTTAAGGAAAACAAGACGGATATGCTAAAAGTTATTAGGAATCATAGGTTGGCATCATCTGGTAATCCCAACAAGATTGGCTATGAGGGTAAGATCACACCGTGGGAAATCAATCATTCTGTAATCAATAAGGATCTTGGCAAGGCCATAATAAATGCGTGGGATGAAGCACTACAATTGGGCAACAAATATGGATACAGGAATGCTTTTGTTACACTTATCCAACCATCTGGCACTGTTGGGTTACTAATGGGATGTGACACAACTTCGATTGAGCCAGATTATAGGATTGTGAAACTGAAGAGACTATCTGGTGGTAGTTCAATGAGAATGGTCAATAGGTCAATACACAAAGCGCTGGAGAATCTTGGATATACTGATAGCCAAATTGAAGATATTGAAACGCATGTGGCTGGTAATAACACGCTGGATGACGCTCCATTTATTAATAGATCATCTTTGATGGCGCTCGGTATTGTCGAAAAAGACATCGATATGATCGAAAAAGATCTCGATCCAGCTATTCAGCTATGTGATGCATTTGATGCTTCAAAATGGACGCCTAAATCAAAAGAAGCGATTGGCTTACCATCCGACTATAAGTGCGGCGTTAACATTTTTATGCAGATGAATTTCACGAAAGAACAATATCTGGAGGCAACCAAATGGATATGTGGTTACGGTACTCTTGAGGGCGCACCATATCTTAAACCTGAGCATTTGCCAATCTTTGATTGTGCCGTCAGGTCAGGATATGGTAAGAGATATTTAAGGTGGGAAGCGCACGTTAAAATGGTTATTGCGGTATCTCCGCATATTTCTGGGGGTATCAGCAAAACACTAAATATGCCAAATGATGCTACAAGAGAGGATATTGAGTCGGCAATACTAATGGCATATGAGGGGGGCGCTAAATGTATCGCACTATATAGAGATGGGTCGAAGAAATCACAACCGCTAGTTAATCCATATGATATAAATTGGTGGGACCCACTACCACCAGATATGATTTTGCCCAGGGGAGCAAGGCGAAGAGCTCCAACAAGAAGGAATATGCTAGCACATGAGGTTACAATATACGATCCCGCTAAATGGCAAAAGGTAGTCTTTAAGTTTGGAGAGTACGAAGATGGTTCGTTGGCGGAGATATGGATCGAAGTAACTAAGGATATTCCATCATTTCATTTTGCCATGAAATGGGCCTCTCGAGCGATATCTAATGCCATTCAATATGGTGCGCCGCTATCTGATATATGCAAATCGTATGGCAATGAAGAGGGTGGTCCATGTGGTAGAACTGACCATCCTTATATCACATATTGCAAGAGCGTGATAGATCTTGCGATCAAGCTTGCCATGCTTGAATATGAGGGTGACATAACGTTCTGCCATCGTAAACCACCGCTACACGAAGTTAGATGTGGCAAACTAAAGACTAAAAAACAAAATGCGGAAGTTAAACTAGAAGAAAAATCGTCCGATTTACTCAGACCAATTGATAATAGATGCCCAAAATGTGGATCGTCTGACATAGAAAAATATCCATGTCCAGTATGCGTACGATGCGGCACTCCTCTTGGCGGTTGTTCAGCATAAGCGTGTCAAATATATGATTTCAGCAATAACCTAGATAGGAGAGAGAGTTATGGATTGGACCATCATTTTGGGAATTATATTTGTGGGTTTAGCGGCTATCGTGGCGTCGATCTCGCCGTTCGTCATCTCCTGGCTGCTTAAGCAAAAGTGGGTGCAGCAGGCTCACCTGGAAGCCCTGATCTCCGCGCTCATCCCGCAGGTAGTCGAGTGGGTGGAGTGGTGGGCGGCTCACTGGGACTCAAAGGCTGAAGAAGTTCCGCCTCGCACCACAGCCTTGCCTCCGAAGGGCGAGGCCAAGATGACCAAAGCTCTCGAGTTGCTTAGGGCTTACATTCCCGCCGCCAAAGCCGTGCCTGATGAGATCTTGAAGCTCAAGTTCGAGACGGCCCTAATCAATAAGAAATAATTCTAAGAGGTGGCTCATGGTTCTCGCATTTGCATTCACTGATGTCAATACGATCCTGACATGCCTTGCTCTGCTATTGACAATCATTACATCGGTGATTGCTATCATCTATAAAATCAAGGCTGGGAATTGGCAGGGAGTAGCAGAGGAGACCGGCAAACTAGCCAATGAATGCGCCAAGACAATCGATACGATCAAGGGCAAGACAGACGGAACTCCTGCACGAGCCGTTGTGACAGACGCTCTGAAAATTCAGGGCGCGGAATTAGAGAAGGTTGGTCTAAAGAGTGCAATGGACGCAAAACTTCTGGAGCTTGGTCTTAACGCAAAGTCATAATAATATTAAACAGCTATTATGTAACGGCGGGCTTTTGCCCGCCGTTATCGTATTTAAATGGCATGATAGCTAAAATAACTGATAATCAATATATTAACCTAGAACAGGTCGACTCTAATATTAGCATAATGTTAGATGATCACTTCAGTGCAAAACACCCTCGAGCTAGATTTATCGATGTTGAGCAGCAAAGCTGGGACGGATATTATCGTAAATATGACACGAAGAGACAACGATTAGCGTTGCCATTTTTGTGTGAGCTAAAAGAATTATGTGATAAGAAACAAATTCCACTGGATATATTGGATCTCAGAGAGCTACCAAAGGCGTCTGCCCCAGATCCCTCAAAGATTGATCCGAACATGCTAAGTGGTATTATTCTTGAGCATCATCAAATTGATGCTATTGCAGCCGCTTGTATCAATGAAATAGGAATTTTAAATGCCCCGACAGGTGCCGGGAAAACAGAGATGATGGCTGGTATCGCCAAAATGTTTGGGTGTCCGACAGTCATTATTGCTGATCAGAGGATAATCATTGAACAAATTAAAGCAAGGCTAGAATTAAGAGATGTAATAGATGAGGTTGGGCTATTTTATGGTGGTACTACCCCAAATGGCCAATCGATAGTGGTTGGATCTATACAATCTTTGTCATCACCGCCAGCTTCATTAAAAAGGAAAAGCCCTGAAATTTATAGGAAAAGGAAACATAGAGCAGAGCAATTTCAGGAGATAGTGAGACAGGCTGATCTTCTAATGGTTGATGAATGCGATAAAGCAGTTAGTAAGCAATATCGCATGCTATTTAAATTCTATTTCAATGGAAGGAGAAAATATGGATTTAGTGGAACACCATTTGATAAAAAGAAGCTCGTGGAATCTCTCATTTTGAGAGAGCATTTGGGTTCGATTATTAGTCAGGCCGATAGAAGAGAACTTGAGAAAATAGGAAGAATTATACCAATTAAATTTTATATGTTTGCGTGCGGTGAGAACGGTGATCCACAAGATAAAACGGCATTTGATATTGCAGAAAGAGAAACAATAATAGATAATACTGACTTTCACAAGAAAGTCTTACAAATAGTACAAGCCTTTCCAGATGATGGGACACTTATACTTCTCGATACTAGTAATATTGAAGATCTTGGTGTGGCTCTTGAGCATACGATACCAAATTCGGTATTTATATATGGCAAGACTGGCAAAGTATCCCGCAAAGATTGCATAAAGTCATTTGAAAGTAGAAAACTTAAATGTTTAATTGGCGGTAGAATAATTAAGAGAGGGCTTGATTTAAATGGTGGTGTGGAGAATCTAATCATCATAGGTGGTGGGAAATTATGGTCTGAGTTTGACCAAAAGCTAGGAAGGTCAGTCCGCAACAATAGCAAGGGATGGGCAAGAGTATTTAGTTTTTTGTTTTTAAATAATTTTTATCTTTATAGGCATGGAAGGGAGCAACTCAAAGCACTAATCGATATGGGATATCCATCTACAATTATATTCAAGTCTGGCATTATAGACGGAAAGCAATTCGTACATTCTAGATTTAGACGCCCGCCTCAAAAGTCCTCTTTATAATACACTTCTAAGAGTAAATATATTATCATTGAAATATATTATATATTATGATAGCCAAAGACAAGCCGAAGAAAAAACTCAGATTGACGGAAGAGCTTAGGGCCGTTGAATGTGAGCTCAAGGTGAATGATCTTGAGGAAGTGGCTGTTATAGAGGTAATTGAACCAGATGATGATCCTAGCACAGAAGCAGAACGCAAGGGATACTATTTTGATAATCATAAAGTTGAGCAACTTTTAATAGTATATGTCAATGATGGATGTATAGATGTTAAGAAGCGCGACGAGATAATGAGTCATGCATCAGAACTGATTAGACAGATTATTAGAACCCATAATTTCCACAACATTTATCCTGGGGCCGATGACGCTTCATTTAATGATTTATTCCAAGTTGCGTGGGTTCAGATAGAATCAACTTTATACAAATTTGATTCATCTCAAGGCCACACCAAAGTCTTCAACATGTGGAGTCAAGTGGCCAAGACAGTAATGTTGGCCCATATTAAGAAGGAGATGAGAGACAAGAAAAATTACAAGTCTTATAAGAAGCATCTTGATACTAAATCACTACAACGCAGCGTCATCCTAAGGAGGTTTGTTGATGAGGCTAGAGAAGTATGCAAACATAATAGGGAGTATCTTGATATCTTGGGATCACTCGGGAAGTTGTACGATGTTGACCAGAAGCCACATGAAGGATTAATTGGAAAGTTAGTTAAGGCTTCCGGCAAATCGAGGTCTAAAATATCATCATTTTTGAGAACAATAAGGCTGAGGAGCTTCGAGTTTACAGACGCACCAATATCAGAAGAAAAGGATATAAAAGAAGAGGATGGCAGAATAACTAAGTCTCACGTAACCTTCGAAGAGGATGAATACGATGCCAGATAAAAGCAATTTATTAGAATTCGCCACAATGGTAAAAGATCAGTTGAAGGATGCATATCATGTAAATGTGACCAACATTGAGGAGAAAACAGACCTTCACGGCCAACAGAAGGTAGTCATTAAAACTGATGGAATTGAGATGTGGTTCCGTAGTGGCCCTGATGGTTCAGTGACGATAGATGGGATTTCACCGGATTCAAATAAGGCAATTGGTACCGTTAAGATAAATGTGCCGATCTGCCACTTAAGAACATCAGCAATGTTAGTTGATAAATTTGATCTTAGCAAGGTTAAAAATGAATCTGACGAATCTAATAAGACTGATGAACCCGATAAAACTAGCAAACACGAAGAACCGGAAGATTTTGAAGAAGAGTTTACCGCTCCAAGCAATAAATTTGTTATTGTGGATGCATCGGCATTATCTGATGATCATGAGTTAGCTGAAAAGGCAATCTCGGTGCCAGTTAAATATCACGGTGCGGTATTTGCCGTCAAGGCCGTCTATGACGATACAATATTAAGAAGTTTAACAATTACACCGTCGATGATTGATGAAGGATCAAAGGAGGTTGTTAAGACAACTGAGCATGCGGTAGCTGAGGGGATGTCATTATTATCGCATGACAACCAACCATCTCTTGAAACTAGGACCACTCTTGGATCTAAGCACCAAAAGAAGGGTGACAAAGACGGCGAAGTACCAATGCGCGTTCCAGGTCCAGGACTCAGAGGAAGACCAAAGAGGGATAAGAGCAAGGAAGATCAGAGATATAAGGAAAGAAAGGCCAAGAGGCCAATTCAGCGCGCCAAAGCTACCAAAATGCATTTTGAACGCATGGCTGAGCAAGCTATTGTTGTGACGAAATTGATATTCGATGACAAGTTCAATGGTCTTGGTGTAGTTGATGCCGATGGTTTGGAGACCATCGGAAAGATACTTGAAAGAATGGTCACCAGATCCGAATTGTCAGATCATCTAGACAAAATCAATGTCGCTATTGAAAAAGCCACGAAGGCTTTGGGTGAGAGGAGAAAGGAAGAGTCTACCGCTATAGTGGAGCACGTAGAATGGATGAGACAAGAGACAAAGAAGATAAGAGAACAGATAAACCAGAAAGCAAGCCAACCAACGTAGACAATATTGATCCCGAACTAACAAAATTATTGGCACAAGCGGCTGATCCCCTACCAAGCGCTGATGTTGATGTTAGTAAATTGCCTGCCGCGCAGCCTATTCAGGAGAAACTGCCGATCAAGGAGGAAGCTGTAGTTGATCTAAAACATACATTCAAGAAATTCAACGACATAGCCGACAGGATTCTTGATAATTTTGGCTCAGATAGGGATGAGATAGAGGAGACGATAGCATCTCTTAAGGATTTATTCAACCAGAATAGCAAACCGCAGGAACACATAGTAATGGGTTTGGTATCAGCTCTGCGCACCAAAGCGGAGGCCAACGCCAGCATAATTAAATTATTAGATTCATTTGCTAGATTGGTTGGCGCCACCAAGAACACTAATATATTCCAGTCATCATCTACGATTATAGACCTATCGAGCCTGCTCGACGAGGATGCCGATGGCGATAAACCCAAAACAACTTGAGCAGCTTATTAGGAAATGCCAGAAGAATCCTGCATTCTGGATTGAGAATTTCTGTAAAGTAGAGCATCCCAAGGCCGGTATTATACCATTTAAACTATTTGATTACCAAAGAAGAAGTTTAGCGGCATTCCTAAGTCATAGATTTTCGATCTACAGAAAAACAAGACAATGTGGTATATCTACCTTAGCTGGTGCATTTGCGCTATGGTATGCAATGTTTTTCAACAATAAGACAGTTTTAATAGTTTCCAAGAGAGATACTGATGCTAAGAATTTCCTAAAGAAGAACGTCAAATTCGTATATGATCAGTTGCCATCATGGTTCCACGATGTATGGAAAGACTCAGCTGATGTTGGTGGGATTAGAAACGAGCATGAACTTGGATTTAATAATGGGTCTAGAGTTTCCAGCCTTACATCAAGCCCCGACACATTACGCTCGCACGCTTCATCACTCAATATTATTGACGAAGCGGCATTTATGCCTCACATGGATGATATGTGGAGCGGCGGCTGGCCGACAATGGTTCACGGCGGATCGGCTATTGTTATTTCAACTGTTAAGGGCTTAGGAAATTGGTATTGGAGATTCTGGACTGACGCTGAAGCTGGTCAAAATGACTTTAATCCTATTGTCATTAATTGGTGGGATATGACATGGTCAATAAAGTATAGAGATGAATTGGCTAGATCCCAAATCGAAATCTGTCCAACAAAAGAAATTAGGCCGTGCAAGACATCTGAAGAGATTGAAAAATATGGCCCTTATTGGAGCCCATGGCTCGAAGGAGAGTATAGAAACCTTACAGAAAAAGGTGATGACGCTAAGTTTAGACAAGAAGTTTTGGCCGAATTTGTCGGCACAGGGCATACAATTCTATCTAGGCAGACTCTTGCAATTATTAGTAGCACAGTTGCTAGAGAAGGCAAGAATTACAAGACAGTCGGCGTGATTGATTATGTGAACCCAACGACATCCGAAAGAGAGGTACTTGATTTTAGGAATGATTTGTGGATTTGGAAGACGCCAGAGAAGGGAGGAGAGAGGGAAGGTGAGGACGGGAAAGTTTATGAAGAATCTCCGCATCAATATATAATGGGGTGCGACGTTGCAACTGGTGAGGGTGATGACTATAGTGCGATCGAAGTATTCGATATTAGCGAAGGTGAACAAGTAGCAGAACTTAAAATCAAGGTTAGGCCAAAAGTGTTCGCCAAGATGATTGATTACGTTGGTAGATGGTACAATAATGCGTGTGCTGTTGTCGAAAACACTGGTATAGGTAGGGCCACATGCCAGGAGTTGTTTGAAGATTTAGCGTATCCGAACGTCTATAGAAGCCGCAGGAAAAGGGCAGATCTTAAGATTAAAGCTGGATTCCTTGGATTCTCAACCACAGGCCAGAGTAAGCATGTGCTGAACAAGTCGTTGATCGATGGGCTTGGAGAAAATGGTTATGCTATATATTCGGGAAGGCTATATAAAGAGGCATTGATATATGTTCAGTTAAGCGGAAACAAGACTGGTGCAGAACCAGGAGTTGGTAATAATGATGACCTAATAATTTCGGTGGGTCTGGCATTCATTGGTATAACTGACGCGATTAGAATTGGAAGCCACAATCTTTTGCCGTTCCACAATGTTGACGTTCCAATGACTGTTGTTGATAGTTCAGAAGATATTCTTCCTATGTTAGGTGATAAGAATATTATGGCTCCGATTAGTGTAAATAGCGAATATGAAACCGGCAGGTGTAGTATTGACGCTGAGGTTGTCAAATTTCAACACCAGCTTGGCGGTATTATGATAGATACTAAGACCAAAAATAACATTGAGACTGTTAAATTTAAAAAATATAAATTGCAATCGCTCAAGAAATGATAGATTGGACAGCTACATCTAGAGAATTGGGGCATGGAACTGAGTGCCTTAATTTATATAGACCAAAAGTCATATGTAGATGCGATAATTGTAATGAACCTCATGTAATTACGATAAGAGTCAAGTCTAAAATAAATAATAACCAGCAAAGCTGGCAATGCTCAAGATGTGTTGGTGGAAGAGAAGAAGTAAGAGCTAAGTTATCAAAAAGCACAACGGAGCAGTGGAAGGATGATTCTTATAAATCTGTTAGGTCTAAGTCGAGCTTGGATCTGTGGAATGATCAAGGGTTTAAATCAAAACACCACAATGCAGTTAACACTGTCGAAAGTAGATCGAAATGCTCCGACGCAGCAATTAAAGCGTGGAGTGACCCAGTTTATAGATCGAAACATGCTATTTCTTTAGCTAACCAATTGGTATCAAGACCTAAAACTGAGATTAAGTTTGATACCATTTTATTAGATTTAGGAATCGCATTTGATACAAATTATGTTGTTGGGCCATATACGTTCGACTACATAATCGAACGAATTGCTCGTCCGAAGCTTTTAATAGAAATTAATGGTAATTATTGGCATACTAGGCCATATGTTATGCGTAAGGATGCGGCGAAGTCATCATATATTGATAATCTTAATGATTTTGAGCTCAAGACTATCTGGGAAAATCAACTATCTGATGTTGATAGACTTAAGACATTAGTGGCGATGTGGGTTGGTAGAGAACCACAGAGAAGGCATATTAATTTATGTGATATTGAGTTTAAAATCGCCGATATTGATGATATGCGTAGGTTTATGAGTAATTATCATTATCTTGGAGGGATGGGTAGGTCTGGAACGTGCATTGGCGGATATATTGACGACGAAATGGTGTGCGGAGCAATTATGGCACACCCAACCAGGAGAGAAATGTACGTGTCAGACGGGCTTGAAAAATCTGAGATGTTAGAACTTACTAGGTTTGCCATATCGTCGTTCGTACACAATCATAATCTTGGGTCATTTTTCTTATCTAAGTTAATTAATTTCGTGCCACATGGCACCAAATCAATTGTTAGTTATGCCGATCCTAGCGCTGGTCATTATGGAACAATATATAAGGCTGCGAATTGGAAATTCGCTGGTGATACCAAACCATCATATTTTTATGTAAACGGTGAAGGATGGAAAATGCATAAGAAGACATTATATAATCAAGCCAAAGCGATGCATATGAATGAAAATGAATTTGCCACAAAATTTAATTATAAAAGAGTCAATTCTCCACCGTTGAAGAAGTACAAATTAGAGATCGACCAATGAGCTTTCAATTATTTGATAGACTATCAGCCTTTTTTAAAAGAATAAACGTCCATCGTGGCGATCGTTTATTCACTGACCAGTCGTCTATTGATAAGCTTATTGCGTCTGGCGACTTTATCAATCTTGGGTCACAACATGCGCTACTTGAGCAAACTAACCTACACATTAATCGTTTGGAGCGCTACAAAGACTATGATCAAATGGATGAAGTTGGTGAAATTACTCTAGCATTAGATCTGTACGCAGACGAAGCATCGTTAATCGATCCTGAATTAAAACACTCAATAATGGTCAAGGCCGATGCCAAAATTATCAAAGATGAGATCGAAGATCTTCTATATGAAACTTTATCGTTGGACAATGTATTGCGTCCAATGATTAGGTATCTATGCAAATATGGTGATTTTCCAACTGAAATAGTTCCGACCAAGAACCGCGATGGTGTGGCCAGTTTGCGGTTTATGAATGTGTACAACTTTACAAGAATAGAGACCAAATATGGTGATTTGATTGGCTTCTTTTACCAAGATGAGATTATTAGAAATCCAGAATTCTTTCACCCGTGGCAAGTAGCCCATATGAGGTTGACTTCATATGAGAATATATTCCACCCATACGGAAGATCGCTGCTTAACGGCGCAAGAAAGCATTTTAAGCAATTGAGGTTGATGGAAGACGCGGCAATTATATATCGTCTAACTCGTGCTCCAGAAAAGCGCGTGTTTACAATACCTGTCGGGCACATTCCAACGCATGAAGTTCCGAACTACATTGAGAAGATCGCGTCAAGGTTCAAAAAGAAGAGATTCTTTGATCCAGCGACCGGCGATATTAACGAGAGATGGCACCCTCTAATCCAAGAAGATGATTTCTGGCTGCCGCAAAGACCAGATGGTTCAGGGCCAAAGGTCGAGACTCTGCCAGGCGCCGAGAACCTTGACCAGATTGCAGACATAGAATATTTCAAGAAGAAGATGATAGCTGGGCTTAAGATTCCATTTAGTAGGGTTGGTATTGGTGAACCATCTGATAATGAATCAAAATCGCTGTCTCACGTAGCACCTGAATTTGCCAAGGCGGTGCAATGGATTCAGCGCGAAGTAGTTATGGGGCTTAAAAAAATTGCCATAATTCATCTTGCCCTTAGAGGATATACAGAGAAGGACCTTAAGAGTTTCTCGCTGCATATGACAGCAAGTTCTGCTATAGATGAACTATATCGCATCGAGACTTGGTCATCTAGGGCCGATGTTATTGACGCCTTAAAGGGAACAGATATGTTTCCTGACGAATGGATACTGAAACGATTCACTGATATGACAGACGATGAAATCAAGCAAATAAAGAAGGAAAAAGAAAAAGCGGCTGCTGAGGGTGGTGCTGCTGAGGGTGGTAAGGGTGGTGGGGGTGGCGGAGGGCTGGGTGGGGGTGGCGGAGGGCTGGGTGGGGGTGGCGGAGGATTACCACCATTGCCAATGCCTGGTGGTAAGGAAGCCGGTCCGCCAATCCCAGGTGAAGAAGGCGGAGAAGGTGCCGGTGAGGGTGGAGAAGGTGCTGGTCCACCGGGCCTGCCGCCACTTGAGGGGTATGATTATGAGCTTGAAAGAGTTTTGAACGAGGAAGTAAACAAATCTAAGCCAATCAAAAAGGTTGAAATATCAGAGGCAATTAACCATAAGAGCAATGATAAATTACATTCTGGATTTGAGTATCTACTGAATTCTGGGGAACTTGATGGATTATCTAAAACTAACAGTAATAAACAAGAAATCATATTAATCGAGAGTGCTATCAATAGAGGAGATGGGGACGCAATTGATGCTAAAAACCAGATGGAAAAGTTACTAAAATCAACACAACCCGAATCACTCGAATCAGATGGTGAAATTCCAGCAAATATAGACATAGAAAATTCTAATTAGTATAGGAGATAGAGAGATGTCAAGCACTGGTCAGAACATGACTCCTGCGGCCTTCATTATGGACGCAAGGAAGTTTCTGCGTGCAATCAACTCGTCGGCTCAATCCAAGGTTGCGTTCTTCGAAGACATTGTTAAGAAGATCGGTAAGGAAGCTAAGAGAGATTATAAATTAACCTCTCTTGAAGCTAATTCGCTGATCTTTGAAGATGTCGGAGATAATGCATATTATCACGCTGACATCAGTAGAGCTCAGCACAATCGGATCGCGATTACCAACGTGAGGCCGATTAAAGTTGTCGAAGAACAGAAACCAGAATCATTCGACAAGCATTGTTGTGCCCTCGTTGAATCGTTATCGGCTGATGATTTCAAGGGTGCAGATCAAGTCTTCCGCACCATTGAAATGCAGCGTTTCCGCCCATCGGTTATCCCCGAGAGCGGATGGGTCACAACTAGAGATAGCATGGCTCATCATATCACTATCGAAGACGACAATAAGATCGATATTCCAGCTATTGCTGAAGCATTCTGCGAAGCGGTGTCTGATTTTGTCGAATTAGACGAAACCGGCAAAGTCATCAAGGGTGAATTCCCCGAGTCGCAGCTTAAGTTTGATATTCCTATCAATGAGATGGACAAGCGTCAGATTATCGCCAAGCACATGAAGTCGGTTGCTGAGAGCGCTTGGGAATCCGGAACATTCCAGAAACTAGCTAAGAACGTCGCTGGACTAGTTTCTAAGGGCAATATTAAGGAAGCCATCCAGCTTTCTGCCAAATTCCTGAAGGAAGAGCAGGAATTTAGTATGCTGACTGGCGATGGGTTCGTCACCTTGATCGAAAATGCTCTAGCTGCCAATGGCGAATTTAACTCTCTCTTGGCAGAGGATGTTGCGACGCTATTCCATCGTGTCAACGCTAGGGTGAACAAGGAAGATATTATCGACGCGTGGTCGAAGACCGCTGTTAAAGCTGAGAACGCCGAACTGATGCACGGCGTCAAGCTTCTTGAATCTTCTGGTGACTTCCCAG